CACCTCCGCCTCCACCACCAGCGATTACTAAAAAATCAACACTAAAACTTCCTGGTCTTTCAGCTGTTGTTCCTTTAGGTAATATTACACCACTTGTATTTTCTGAAGGTAAAGTTTCTCCGGGTAAATCAATTAAAATTGGTGTTGTTATTTTTGTTGACATATTTATAAATTAGTAAAGTCTTTATATCCTGTTGCGGTGTAATGTTCCATTTGCCCTAATGTAGTATTATATCTTAACATACCTATTTCAGCACCTGGTTCAGCATCTGTTTTATTAAAAGTTATATTACCTGAACCTTCTTTAAATACAATAGTATCTGTTGTTCCATTTGTAAATTTAGTTTGTTGTGTTACTTCATTATTTAATTCTGTTATTTGAGATGCTGATAACGCGCTTGGAAATATTCTTACTTGATCTATTCCTCCATTATAATAATAAAGACCTGCATTACCATTTGCACCAAAATATTGTGCTGTACTGCTAGAAAAATCAGCTGTTAATCCCTGAGCAGTATAGGTTCCTAAAGAACTACCATTTAAATATAATTCCCAACTAGTATTGTATGTTCTTACCAGTACTATATTTTGCCAAACACCTGTACTTAATGAACCTGTATTAAATAATTCATATGCAGTTCCTGAAACTGAAATATAAGGTCTTATAGCACTTCCATAAAGATAAAAAGATACACCAGTTGTTCCTGAATATCCGCTTTGCATAAATGGTAAATGAAAAGTTCCACCTGGTAAAGTAGTTGGATTTATCCATAAAGATATTGTAAAACTGCTGCTCCATGGTAAAGTTGAGCTTAGTGTTAAATAACTAGAACCATTAAGATTTACAGCATTACCGTATTTACCTGCTATATAAGTTGCACTACCTGAACCTACAGTAGCATTATATGAACCACAAGTGTCATTTAAATTGTTTTCAAATTGATATAATAAAGTACCAGTTACTGGATAATTACAATTTGATGTAGTTACTGTAGCTGTTGATGGTGCTACTAATGTTCCATCAACTGTAACACTGTTAACTACAGTGTTATCATATTTTAATATTACTACACCAGAGCCGCCTGAACCGCCATTACCTACAGCGCTAGTACCATCACCACCACCTGCACCACCTCCAGTATTTGCAGCACCATCTTCACCATCTCCACCTGTATTATTACCATTTCCACCACCGCCTAAACCACCTGTTCCAGCTGTTTGTGTATATGTACCACCTGAATAACCACC